CAGGATTTTGAGATTGAAGAACTCTTTGTGTAGCACTACGAACCTCCGGCAAATCAAAACCAAGTGCTTTGGATTGTTGCGCTCTAGTTAATTTTTTAGTTCTAGTTGCACCTGATAGATTAACGCGCTTTGTTTTTGAACTAGGGGCCGCAAATCCGCCGCCTCCCGTCTGATTTTTTAAAATTGCATCCAATTTCTCTTCTTGAGTTTCAGGATCATCTGGAGAAATAGTTTTTACGATTGTGTCCCAAATTGACATGATTAGTATCCTATAGGTTTTTCACGATTTCCACAACGAGACCGCCAACACCAGCAGCAGCTTCAAACATCATCTCTTTATCATACAGATCAGAGTTAGCGTCGGCCTCCATAGCAGCAATAGTAAGCTGATGCTGACGCTCCAACGTGTTTTCAGCAGTCTGCAAAGCCCACTGTGTTTTATCGCGGTACTCATTCCACAGATTATTTTGAGCTTGTGCAGTCATGTTGAATAGATTCTGCGCGTTGATACGTGCTGCCTCGTTCGCAGCTTGTGTATCAGAGGTGTTCTGTTGCCTACGCCACTGTGCGTTGGCCTGATCTATCTGAGCTTGCATGTTGGCGTTGAACTGTTGACGCTGACTATCCAAGTTAGCAACGAACTGTCGCATCGCATTTGCTTCGTTAACGTTGAACTGTTGTTGAGCAGCTAGTCGATTAGCGTTAGCAGCTTCTACCGACACATCTAGCTGGGCGTAGAACTGGTCAACCTGCGCTTGAGAACTTGCGTTGAAGTTACGTGCGGCGTTAACTGCAGCTTGGTCGGTGAACAACTTCTGCAACTCACCTTGATACGTAATCTCTGACCTGCGCTGATCACCCGTCAAGTTCTGCGTGTCTATAGCCAAGAACGCCCTAGCGTTGTTGACCGCAGCAGTCATCCGGGCATCCAAGTTAGCTTTGTCCATCGCGGCGAACACGCTGGCGTTCTGCAACGCTGCCTGTTGCTGGTTGTTCAGGTTAGTTAGCTGCATCGCCCCGTAACGATCAGCGTCAGACTTCGCAATCGGGATGCCCGCTTCCATGATGGACTGCGTGATGGCTGCAGCCGCCATAGAGGACGAACCCAGTCCTCGTGCTTGCATCTGAGCAGTAACGGAACGGATGGCTGGGCTTGCCCACGCCGGAGGATCTTTGCCCTCCTCGAACGACTTGAACAGTTCACCTAGCTGGTACTTAACTGTGGAGCGTTCGTCTACTTCGCCTGTTGCGGCCTGTGCGATTGCACCCTCAGATACCGCACCCTGAATGTCCCCGATGATAGCTTCAGACGAGAGCTTACCTTGTACGGCTTGAGCTTCAGGAGTTCCGGGGGCAACATACGCTTCGTACTCCGCTGCGGCCTCCTTTATCGGTGGGGTTACTTGTAGAGGAGCTTCTGCTTGAGCCGCTTGAACATCTTGGGCTTCAAGGGCTTCTGGCGCAACTTGTATGGTTCCTTCAGACGAAATCTTCTCAGGTACAATGACTGTGCCAGCGGGAGCTTGAGGAGTTGCACCGCCTATGCCCGCTTGTTCTTCCATCTGTTGTTTAATATCTGTTGCTTGACTCATGTTACAGTACCTTGATAAGCACGATGGCGATAACTGCTATAGTAAAAGCGCAACCCATTATGATACTTCCTATCTTGATGAACTCAAGGGTCTCTTCACGCTGCTTACGTTTTATGCGTTTAGCCTCTGCTATTCGTTCCTTTTCCTCTTGTATACGCTTGGCTCGTTCGTTGACGATCTGTCTCCACGTGCCGTATCCGAAACGGTTGTTGATCAGGATGCTTATCTCTTCCATCTGCTCCTGTGCTAACTTTGCATCGATAACACTAGTGGCAGCATCCTTTGTTTGCCCTATCAGGCTCTTGCTGCCGAAACGTTCCTGCTGTACTTGTTTCTCTCCCGCAAAAAGTCCGTCAATGGCACCTGCAATATCCTTGATGTCGTTAGCCGTGTTGATGTTTGATTTGATAAACTCAACCGACTTTTGAACCAGCGTTATCCCAGCTAGTCCAGTTGATATCGGGTCCATTGTTTCCCTCCCTTAGAACCGATTTATGGGCGTTGTGTTAAAGCTCTGTCTAACTTATCCTCTACTCTATGTAATGCTTCCATTACCCTGTCCATGTCCTCTCGCAGTTCCGCTTTGGTGGCAAAGTCTTCACGGGTGCGATTCAGCAAGATGTCTATGCGCTTTACCTCTGCTGTCAGGTTGGCTAGAAAGTACCCGGTTCCAACGAGGACAATCCCAAGAAGGGTATCAATGATAAGCGGCGTGTCCATCAGTCAGCATCCTGTATCGTAAGTGTACCAGCTTCTACTTGGCGTAGGATTTCGGCGTAGTGGCGGTTGCCAGCCTCCATAGGAACGCAAGTATTCTCTCCATCAATGTTAGCCCAAATGCTTACATTGTTACCGCCTTCATCAGTTTGATATTGCGCTGAAGTAATCGTCATATACATAATTAAAGCTCCGAATCAAATCTTAAAAAGTTATCAGAAGTTCCAGACCAATAAGATTGTTGAACGCTTCCAACGGTGTGACTGCCTCCATAATTTAGGACGTACTGAATAACATTTTCTGAAAGTTTATTTACATTAGATATGCTGGTTACTGCCGTTCCGTTAATCGTGAGGTTGTTTTCGGTTATTGTAGGGGTGGCTCTCATAGCAACAGGCGTTGTTTGAGCATAAAAAGCCCTAGACGTTGTATCGGCGTAACCAGTTGGGTTTGCACGATTGAATTGTCCCCCAGTAATCTGGAAAAAATACCTCTGACATAAAGCCAACTCTTCACCAAAACTGCGATGCTCAAACTCAGTGGCTACGGAACCAACTTCGAGTTGAACGCCTGTGATGTAAAACTCGTTACTGGTGCTATCCATAATGTTAAATACACCGACAGCACGGTTGGCGTTGTTTTGTGCTTCCCAAGATGTTGCAAGAGTGCCACTCGTATAAGTCGAGCCAGCAGCCAACCACCAGACAAGAAGAACACTAAGAGCGTTGTCGTTATCTAACGTCCCTGTAGTGTCGCCCTCAAAGGTAATCTCTTTCTTTTCCCAAGTGTCGGCAACATCAATCGTAAACGACTTGTTAATGGTGCGGGTGTTGTCGTTATCCTTAACTTCAAGAACGCCTGTGCCTGTTTTGTTTGACCGCACCCAAAAAGAAATAGTGACGGGCAATGCACCTGACGTTCCCTTTTTCAAATGTTGCAAGTCTTGACCTTCAAGACGCTGATTAATGTTAAGGTTTTGACCACTAGCAAGAGATGTGTCAGCAGTTGTAACATCAATTTTGAGACTATTAGCAAAGCCATCAGGTGCTTCTGTAGATTGAGATGCGGTTACAGCTCCATCACTAACCTCGTTAATATACCAACGGTCAACAGAGCCATAGCCAGAAGCAGACGTTTCCGATGTGCCACGTTGTGCTACAGTCATTGCACCGTTATAAACAATGTTTTTCCGCCCTGACGGAGTGCTGGGTATCTGTGCTAGTTCTCTTGCGTTGCTAGTCATTATTCGGCCTCCAGTGCGGTCAAGCGTGTTTCAAGTGCTTCAATCGTTTTTTGCTGTTCTTGCAACAGCTTTACGATGGCTGGCGTAAGACGGTCATACTGCACGCCCTCTGGCTCTGGCGTTTCCAATATTGTTTCTACTTTTTCTTGAGTTAAAACGACGCCGTCGTCATCAGTAACTTCATTAAAAGTAACATCCGTTGTTTTATAATGCACAAGACGTGGGTCAACCTTTTCAACTTCTTCTGCAATAAAACCCCAATGGCTGTGGTCGTCATTATCAAAGTCGCATTTTGATTTGTAATAGACAGGGCGCAAATTTAGTATGGCTTGAGCATATGAAAGCTCCATATCTTCAATATTCTTTTTATATTTTTCCGATGAAGTTGAGCGCAAAATTGCCCCAGATGACTGCACATTCACATTTGCGGCACCAGATGTAGTAAGGTTATACACAGACAAGGCCGTTAACAGTCCATTGCTTCCAGCAATTTTTAGTCGCTCTGTCCCAACTGCGCCCAAAAGCAAGTCACCGTCACTATTTGAGCCGATATAACCTCTTTGTGCATCATTGGCATTGCTTACAAATTGAATATGACCACCAACACCACTAGAAGATTCTCTGATAATGACCGCGCCTGTTGTTGCTGAGGCATTTTGTAAAAAACGCCCACGCCCTTCGACGTCAAGCTGTGCGTTTGAAGGGGTGGCAGTTAAAATCCCGACTACACCCGAACTATCAATAAACATGGCAGTATTGGTAATACCAGAACCAAAACTGTTCGATGTTCCAAACGCTAGGTTTGACCCGCCGCCATCAAACATAGCGGCAATGCGAACATTGGGAACGCGGTTAGGTTTATAAGGAGCCTCTACAAGACTAACAAAATTACCAGACGAGTAACTAGATTGGGTCACTCGTAAACCTTCGCCGTGTGTAGTACCTGTAAACGTCGAACCCAAAGTGTTTGCGGTTTCTATTTCAATGGGGTTTTCTGGTGTAAGGGTGCCTACTCCAATCCGATTATTCGTGCTGTCAACGTGCAGGGTGGTGCCATCCACTGTCAGATCCCCGGAGAACGTGCCGTTGAACACGCTGAACGTATCATAGACAACGATCTCCATCGTATCACCGACGGTAGCACCGCTGTCAAGAACCACCGATGTTTTTGACGTGGCTGTGTAGTCGGCAGGTTCGAGCAGAACCCCATTCAGGTACACATCAACGTACTCTGAGTCGGTGTAGCCGAGTGTCTTGTTGTTGTCGTCTGCACCCGTAAAGGTCGTCTGTCCGGCAGTCGCTGTGTAGATGAAGCGACTACGGATACCTGATGATGGGGCTTTTCCTATGTAGGGCATTAGGCTGGTCCTGTTTGGCTATCCATAAATGTTTCGTAAGCAGACTTCACACTGTCAGTCCAAACCGCGTTGCAGACTGCTTGCACAGTTGCATCTTCGCCAGAAATGTCCGTGTCACTCCAAGTGTCGCCTGTTTTTGTGCGGCAGTGCAAAACGTGGCGGTGATAGTTGCGGCTGATTTCCACACCGTCATCTTTCACGATTGTTGCTTTGCGAACTTGGACGTTTTTGTGAACGCCTCTGACTTCGCAGTCGTATTCAAATTCTTTAGTAAGTGCCATTTTTATCTCCTGTGGCTGGACTGTCCGACCCGACTTCTAGACGGGTTAAGTTGTAAAATAACTTAAAGAACCTCTATAAATTCTTTGGAGTGCGCTGGCTGTTCCTTGAATTGGCCTATCAAGCTCAATTTGTATGTTTGAAGACGCTTCAATTGCGATGGACATAAACATTGTATTATCCTCAAAAACAACGCCAGTGCCTTGAACTCCCGTACCAGAAAGTAAATCTGTTACTGGATAAGGCAATCCGCCCATTAACATGTTCGAGCTAGTAGATGTTGGGTCTATGGTGGCAATATAAATAACCGTAACCAAGTTACCAATTTTTGTATAATGACCATCGACGGACGAAATTGCGTCAATATTGGAAACAGCAGTCGGTGTCCAAGTACCTTCCTCATAATCATCCAGCGCATTGGCGGTTGCGGTGTCGCCGTTGAAGGTTAGGCCACCGCTTGACAGGATACGAAGACGCTCGTTAAGTCCGTTTGTATAAAACGCAAGCGTATCTGCGGCGGGAGTTCCAATATAACCGTGCGCTGTAGAGCCGTCATTTTCCACAAACTCAATCAAACCAAATTCATCTGATGACCTTGCCCGAACCCTCATTGAAACACCGTTTGTATTGGCAACAGAATCAACAGGTGCGGCTGGTGATACAGTTCCAAATCCAACATTATTATTCGTGCTGTCAACATGAAGGGTGTTGGTGTCAACGGTTAGGTCGCCCGTTACCTCAAACGTCTGCGCTTCCGTAACGTCATTAAAGTCTACAGGCTTTTTACCAATATACGACATCAGGTAATCTCCATAATGCTCAACGTTGCATCCACACCCGCGCTCGAACTGCAGTCGATCTTGACAACATCTGTAGTCTGCAATACAACCTTGTTACCAGACAGGAGCTCAAGAGACGATCCCGCCGGGATTGGCGCATCGTTGATCAAGAATACTGTCTCATTTGTTTCCGTGTCAGAAGTGTCTGACTCAAGTTTAACGTCGATAGTGACCTGTGATGCACCACGATTGGCAACAATCAAGCCCAGAACCACTGAAGTCGTAGCACTTGGTACGGTATACAAAGTGTCAGGTGTACCAGAAGATGATGGCATTGAAGCGTTGGTTTTCACTTTAAACGTGTTAGCCATGATTACTCCTATTAGCTTCTATATTATATATTTTTTTTATCTGTTTGTCAACCCAGAGCGATAGCCAAAGCTGTTGCATCATCGGTGGTTGCAATAGTTCCAGTAGCGGTGGGCAATGTGAGAGTTCCGGTGTTGCTGATTGTGCTAATTACCGGAGCAGTGAGAGTTTTATTAGTCAGGGTTTGAGATCCCGCTAGGGTAACAACTGTGCTGTCAATAGCCAACGTTACAGCGTTGCCTGTTGCGCTAGAATCAAGACCCGTACCGCCCGCAACAGTCAAGGTTTCACTGTCGAGGTCAATAGCAATAGTCCCGCTGTCTGTGGTGATATCGAGGTCTTCAGCAGTAATCTGCGTATCAACGTAGTCTTTGACTGCAGCACTCGTCGGCAGGGTGGTATCGTTATCGTTAGACCCAATGCCTTCTGATTCAGTAACGATTGAAGCTGCAGCAAAGTCAGCAACCTCAACATTGCTCAAGCTGTTGCCTGTGCCGTTAGCATCGAACGTTTTGTTGGTCAAGGTGTGGGTGCTTGAGGCAGTAGTGACTGTGCTGTCGATAGCGAGAGTAACAGTGTTACTGGTTGCGCTGGAGTCAATCCCCGTTCCACCTGCAACTGTCAGTGTCTCACTGTCTAGATCAATAGCGATTGTGCCACTATCTGTGGTTATGTCTAGATCTTCAGCAGTAATCTGCGTATCAACATAGTCTTTGACTGCAGCACTGGTTGGCAATGTTGTGTCGTTGTCGTTTGATCCAATGCCCTCTGACTCTGTAACAATGGCAGAAGCCTTAAAGTTATCCACCTCAACGTTTGACAGCGTGTTGCTATCAATGTCGAGAGTTTTGTTAGTCAGCGTCTGAGAACCCGCCAGTGTTGCAACGGTGCTGTCGATAGCAACTGTCAGCGTATTGCCGGAACCACTGGTATCGATGCCTGTGCCACCAGCGATGTCCAATGTTTCGCTGTCTAGGTCAATGCTAAGTGCACCGCCGCTGTCGCCCTGAAAGTCAAGATCCTGTGCAGTAACCTGTGAGTCCACGTATGCTTTGACAGATTGTTGCGTTGGCACCAGAGTTGCGCTGTCACTACTCATATCGTCTTCGTCAACGAACGCAGTGATTGTGATGCTTCCGTCAGACAGACTACCGTAAGTAACTGTGCCTGTGGTGGTGATAGCTGATGATCCGTTGTCAATCGCCCCGAACCCGCTAGTGATCGAACCTGCGTTGAGAGCACCGACAGTTGTTACGTTAGATAGAGTATCTAGAGCCGACTCAAAGTACGTCTCGAAGTCAGTCAAAGCAACCTGCACCATCGTGCCGTTGTCATTGACGACCACACGGTCAGCATCTGCAAGCGTTGTGGAGGTGGCAGCAGTGCTACCGTCTACGATGTTCAGTTCTGCAGCGGTTGAACTGATGGCTGTGCCGTTGAAATCAATCGCGTCCAGATAAGCTGTACCATCGATGTACAGGTCTTTGAACTGTGCTCCACTTGTGCCGATATCTATGGTGTTGTTTGCGTCAGGTGTCAGGGCTGACCCGAATGTAACGTTGTCATCTGCTGTTCCAACAACAGTGATGCGAGAACCTTCGCCCGCTGTGCCATCATGGTTGTGCCCGCTAGTAGATCCGAACGCCGCTAAGATTGCGTCAAATTCGTCATTACTATCGGCGGCATCAATAACGTCACCATCCACATAGGTTGATTGTCTTGCTGCGTATCCTGCCATTTTTTACCTTCTTCCTCCGGGGGTAAATTCTAGTTGGTATCCTTTTAGAGAGAACGGGGCCAGTCCTCCATTATCGTCAACACGAACCGCTACGGTAAATCCTCCACCCTCAACGCTCTGACGAACGAGAGGAGCTCCCGATGATCCGTACACCGCTGTTCCGTAGGTGCTGATGGGGTTGCCGTAAATAGCAGCAGAACCTCCTGTTAAGAGAGAATACTGCGAGGGTTGCGGACTGTCAGATGAAAAGAAATCATACCGAATACGAAACTTAGTGTTGATGTTTCCTTCATTCTCGTAGTTCCATATGATGCGTTGCATATTCTTGCGGATACCTGCATCGCCCATGTTGTGATCTGGAGACGAGAATCTAGCTATAATGTTCGTGCTGTCGAAGGTGTTTCCTGTTTCTTGCTGATAGACGTAACCGTCATGGCCTCCGTGTACGATTGTCTCTACGTTACTAACAAAACCTGAATCGCAACATGATGGTTTAATACCTTTTAGATCAGAGTATTCCCAGCCGATGCCGCCCTGATCTGTCTGTTTCAACACTCCGGCAACTCCGGGGGCAGACGCTTCAATCGCGTTATCTGCTGCAAAGAATATCCGGTACTGACTTTTGTTACGGATAACGACAGACGATATTCTATCTAGGCTGATGTTACGGAGAAGCAGTCTATCCTGAATCTGCTTCGATACGGTTCCGAGTTCTACGTCACCAATTTTAGCTGTGCCAGCCAGTGTGCGGAGACCGTCAGGTGCGAGATAGATGATGTCACCTCCAAGCTCCTGAACGCTAAACCTGTCTACGCAACCAATCCTACGAGTAACTGGTTTCAAAACAAAGTCTGCGATAGACGATCCCTGAAGCTGGTGTATCTGATCTTCGCAGAATATAAACAGGGAGTCCCTGAAAGTAACCAACTTAACAACAGCACTATCTACTTTGATAGACCCAGCCCCGTTTGCCGTAGAGAAATTTGTCTCAGTGAACGGCGCAGAGAACACAATCTCTTGAGGGTTCGCTGACATACCTGCAAAGAACATGTGGTTCTTAAACACAGCGATTGATTCCGGATCAGACGGTGCGCCTGTTGCGTTGATGTCTGTAACAGATGAACCATCAAAAATAGAAGCTCTGTTTACACCGTCAGCATACGCCAGCTTTTCTGTGTTGTTAAAGTTATAGACTGTAAAGTCGTAGCGACCAGCATTGGTTCTGCCAGAGTCTATCTCTGTCCAAGATCCTGTTGTACCGCCGTTGAATACCTTCTCTCCTCTAGCAGCAACAACTTTGTTGTTAAACACTGCAACCCCTAGAACTTTCTCTGTCGAGGCACTCGTCTGCGGTACAATGTTAGAGTTGTATTTGGCGTAGCCATTGATGCGACGATAGCCACCTGCAACGTCCGGCTCAAAGTTAACCAACTCTGTTGCGGCTCCGGGAGGCATGGAGAATGAATCTCTGTTGAGAATAAGACCGCCACCTAACTTCACCACGTATGGACTAATAATTGAAGTATCGGGCATTAGACTGCTCTCATGTAGTCTTTACGATTGATGAGTTCTACTCTCATCCGACGTAGCCCTTGTTCGTAGTCCCTCTGTGCAAATTGAGCGGCTTGTGGGTCGGAACGCAAAAGGTATGCGTAGTATTTTGCTCTGTTAACGATTACGTCGTGAAAACGATCAGGTATAGACGGAGTGTCCGTGTTGGCAGCTAAGTCAGCCACTGTAGTGTAGTATGCGTAACGGATCGTGTAGGTAGACTTGTCCGGAGTCGGAGACAGACCGTACTTGTCGTCAGGCGTGTGGTACACGAACTCCGGCAACCCTTCTGAGCTACCGTCTGGATTGGTGTCGGACTCGTGGTACTTGTCCAGATACTCGTCGTAGCTGATGTAGTCTAATCGCCGTTCGGGTAGACTTGCGGACTCTTGCACAGTGAACGTTGACCACTTGAGGGTCTTGGCGTTGGTCTCGAACGTGTAAAGGCGTTGACCGTCAACCGTTGTGTCTGAATCGTTAGCTACAGTAAAAGGCCACTCGACTTCAGAGTTAATGATATCACGCTGCGACTTGTTGATGAAGTCAGCTACAGCCGTTTGCAGCCCACGAGTTGAAGTCACGTTTGTGATTTCTACCTCGTTAAGCTCCCTGAGAACTGCGTTGCAAAGTTGTAAGTAATTCATTAGCTACTCTTATGAGGTTCGTAATGTTCTTCGACAGATGTGGTCACATCAAAAGTTCCGCCACTCTCCATGTGACAAACAAGTTTGTCTCCAGCGTTAAGATGTAATAGAGAGCCTCCGGGAATAATGTCCACTATACTATTTGCATCCATAGCCAAATCGTTAACAAGATTATGGTACTGAGTACTAGAGGCGTGGTATATCTCTATGCTAACTTTTTTATTGTTTGTCGAGCCATTTGTTATGTGCAAAAACTTCACTAAACCATCGTGATGATCAGGGCAAGTGTACAGCACGTTACCGCTTGCTCCTCCAGAAGTTGCAGTTATGGTGATAGATGCTGTGGTAAACTTTGCAATGCTAAGAACAGACATCAGTACATCGCCCGTCTTGAAGTGCTACCACAGGAGTAAATCTTACCCCCGTATGCTGCCTTTGCTGTATTTCTAGGAGAGTCTGTGGCAACATTCGTAGGCTTACCGCCTACTCCTTGTGCTTTAGCCCGCTTCCGACGAACTGCACTCTTCTTCTGTGCAGAACTCATACGGTTTGCTTTTGCACGAGGCACACATTTCGGATAGCCGGATCGGGCAGTAGAAGCCTTTTTCCGCCCGCATGGAGGGTGGCTTCCATCCCTTTTCTTCCGGCTTATATCCACCCAGTCTCCTTTTGGTCCGCTTCCAAACCATTCTGTTAGGCTCATGCGTAAGTACCACCACGTTTCTTATAGGTCCTAACTAACCAAGCATTTGCGTAAGCACTTGGATATACTTTGAATTTTCGTTTAGCTTCAGCTTTTACACGAGCGTAAAGAGCCTTGTTCTTAGGTGTAGGGCTCTTCTTGCTTTTAGTTTTTGAAGATCGTTTCTTGGTCATTTATCGTTACTCTCTCGAATGGATGATTGGGCTCTCCTGACAAGAGACTGAGTGCTCCTAGCTTCAGATCTGCTTCAAGCCAATCTTCTATTGCTTGTTCTAGTTTTTCGTAAACTTGTTCGACATCTGTATCGGCAATGATCACACCGTTGAAAAAGTCGAACATCTGTTCTGCGTCCCGTTTTTTAGACAGGTATCTGTGAGAAAGTGCTTGTACAATTAACTGGCTCATGGAATACTCCTTGCCTTTATGATACACTAAAACAACGAAAAAGTCAACTAAAATCTAGAATAACTTTTACCGTCATACACCAAACACTCCTTACGGTTGCTATATTCTCGTACAGAACAGTGTATCCAGCCGGATGTTGGATCTTCTGGGGTATAGTACTCCAGTATCAACTGGTCAAAGTTCAGATTATCTCGTACCCATTCTGCAACAGATTTGTTGTCCTGTCCGGGGATCTCGAAGTCTACAGCCTCTCCCTTCGCGTGTTGACTCTTGGAACTAGACCCAATCGCCTCACATAGGGCAACACTACGGAATCCAGATGAAGGAGAGAACGCAACACCAAAGTGTTCACGTACAGGTTGTAGTATCTCAGAGCATACCCGTTCAAGATTCTTAATCTCTTCTTCTCCCGGAGTATTGTCGATACCCCTGCGGGTTGCTGTTTGGCTGCGAGTTAGTTCAGATAACGTGAAGTTTCTAGATAACCGCATCGTTTTAGCCTCGTATTTTGCCGATTGACTTCAAGCCAAATGAAGCGGCGATACTCGCCATGATTGACCAACTTAGCCACTCAGGTAGGTCTTCTCGTAGGAAACGAAAGCCATCCTCGATATACGGCTGGGCTGGGGGATAGAAACAAGCCGACAGCAAGCCCACGAAAAAAATTGTCCAGAGCTCGTCTTTCCACGAATCTGCAGAGGCACGAGCTTGTTCTAACTCCCACGCCCCATCTTGTTCTACCTTCTTTGTCTGTGCCTCTATCTTGGCAACGGCAAGTTTCTGTTTGGCTTGTGCCTTCTCAGCGCGGTTCTTCATCCAAGTTCCGGCGAGATTAGTCACAGGCCCGATTAGTGCGTTCAACATTTTTTGTCCTTTTCGTGGCACGGGCATTTACAGGTGTCCCTGTTGCAGGGAGCTTCTGAGCATTTAAAACAGATTAGCACTTCCACCGTCTCCGTGCTTGACGCAACCTACTGTTAGGATTCTTGGCTGCTTTTGGAAACTTTTTCATCTGCCCAGCGGAACGTGCACAGTATGACTTGCGACGTGCAGCACGGGCTTTGCTACGAGGTTTGTCCTCAGTAACTGCTGTCTTCAGCTTGCTGCCCGGATTTTTACGGCGGTAGGCAGCTACGCCCGCCTTTGTCATGCCCGCACCCTTTTTGGTAGGGCGGAAATTCTTCTTGTTGCGCTTGGGCATTTTGTCTTGTTTACGTGGTTTTTTTTCTGCCATACTTGTCTCCAGTGAGTCGGGGGAGCCCGAAGACCCCCCCTAGTTCACTTACGCGAACGATGCCGCAGTTTCGGCAGTGCCGAGTTCTGCGATAACAGCAAAGACACGTACTTTACCGTCGAACGTTGCTGTGTTAGCAATCAGATCGATGGTGTCAGCAGCGGTGTACAGTTTCGCTGTACCTGCAGCGTTGTTGATCTCGTGTCCGGTAGCAGTACCAGAAAGAGCCGCAACGTACAGGTCGTCATCAGCGTCATCACCCAAGTCAAGAACTGGAGAACCAGTGCTTGCAACGGTGAGGACTTCAACACCAGCCATCAGAACCAGAGTGTTGGCTTTCATTTCGAAAACCTCAACTGAGTCTGAAGTAGTCAGGCTTGTGCTGGAGAAGTCAAGAACGACTTCAATGATTTGTGGCTTGATGCCGACGGGAACGCCAGCAACAGCACCAGTTACAGTATATGTAGCCATAGTCTAGTCCTCCCTTAGTCCAAGCTCACAACGCCACGAACGATGGCTTCAGGGCGAAGGACTTTGCGTCCAAACACGTGAAGACCACGAACGATGTCGCTGAAGGTTTCAGTTGAACGAACAACTTCGGTTTTCGCAATGTGCGAAGCCGTAGCAGTCGAGCTCATGTGACCGCCCAGAATAACGTTTTCTGAGCCATCGGTTGCCAGACCTGTCAGCGTTACTTGGTCTGTGCCGCCGCTTGAAACGAGGGCAGTAGACTTGTAGCACTGGAAGCCAGCGATGTTGCCCAACGATACAAGACCGTTACGCAGAGGTGAAGTTGCATCGCCCGTAACTTGGACTTCAGCAAACTTCGAACCTGCAGAAAACAGGTGCTTGTAGAAAGCCGGGGGAGCAACGAACCAACGGTTCTCTTCCGGAACAGACTGGTTGTCGAGGGCTTCAGCCATTCGCAACATCGTGTTTACAGCGGTGTCACCCGGAGATGAGGCACCACCAATGTCGAGGGCAGAAGCAAGAGTACCAATGCCAGAGACAGTATCTGTCGCAGCACCGGACTCGCCTGTCAGACCAGCGTCGGTTGCCATTAGATCCAAGACAACTGCGTCGTACTTACGCTTCAGCGAGTATGCACCCGAAGAAGTAGCAAGAGCTTCGAAGTTGACGTGGGATTGACGCTCTTCAATGTCGTCAATTTTGAACGCAAAAGCGTTGGCTTGGTCAACAACCATAGTAATTTGGTCGTCAGCCAAGTCTTGTGGGTTCACCACTGAGCCACGTGAGTAGCTAGAAACAGTGATGGTCGGCTCTTTAATGATCCGAACGGTGTCGCCAAAGTTTTCAATTTCACCAGCGTAATCGGTATTCGTAATATCTTCTGCAACCGAAGCACGACGGAAAAACTTGAGAACTTTCTGGCTAAAAATTTCCGGTGTAAAGTTACCGGAAGGCAGGTTGTTATAACCTGATGCACTATCGAAAGCCATCGTATTATCCTTCCTATGTTAGATGGTTAAGCGTTATAGTCGATGCGCCCTTCTGCACGAGCCTTATCGAGTTCTGCTTCGTTGGCTTCAAACTCGTGAGGTTTCATGCGGCCTATTTCGGAGGCTTTCCACATACGCTGCCCGCCATCACCGTTTACGTTAACCTCTTTGGATTTACGGGTGGTGACGGAATCTGCGGCAGATGCAGGTGGTCTACCTCTCTTCTTCTTTGACAAACCAGAGTCAGCCTTATAAAGATCGATGACACGTGCTGCCATCTTTGCGTCGGTGTTATTCTTGTAGATAGCATCGCTCAAAGATGATGGTTGTTCGTCCAGCCACTCAAGAAACTTTTCGTCGTTACGGAGGTCATCAAAGTCCTCGTGATAACGCAGAAGCTCCTGATAGGCTTTCTGTACTTCCATGTCCTGTTCACGGGCACGTAGTTGTTCGACTTCACTACGAAGTTCTCCCAACTGACTGTCCGCTTTCAGGGCAGATACGGTCTCAACAATACCGTAGACATCCGGATACTCCTGTTTGAACTGCTCCAACTCCTCTAGGCTCTTGGGAGCTTTGAGTCGTGTGAGCGCATCCAGTTCAGGAGATGATTCTCCTTGTGCGGCGAGTTCGGCTTTCTCGTCCTTCCACTCAGATAGCTTTGCATCGTAGTGTCGTTTGAGATCGTCGTATCGCTTCTTATAGTCTACGTCTTCTGATTTTTTGTCGGAGAAACCTTGTTCTTCGGGAGTAGCCTCCTCAGAGGGGTCCGCTTCTTGGGCTTCTACCTGTTCCTCGTCCTCGTCTTCCTTGTACACGTCGTCACGGTAAGAACCACGATAGAGGTTTGTATTGTTGATTGTTCCAAAGGAATCATTCGGTTTGTTGGCGCGGTGGCCTTTTGCTTTTGCCATGATACTTCTCCATTGCAGGGCCAATTAAGGGTAGCTGCTTCGGTTAGTGATATAGACAGGGCCGCTGGCGACGGGTAGCTGTCCTTACTTCTTAGGGATAAATCCCTGAGAATTCTTTTGTTGCTTTTGATAAGCAGTTTTTAATTCTTCATCTAAAGCGCGTATTGGCGGTAGTTTTGCGACTTCTGCGAATACAGCGTCTGCAATAGGTCGCGCCTTATCATCGGGAATAAGAGCACTGTTTAGCAAATTAAATTTAAAAATTTCACGAGGATTAACTTCTGGGGCTTCAGAAGAAATTAAATTTTTTATAAACTTCTGCATATAAGGCCGAGTAGCTCTTGATCCGTAAGTGTCAAATGCTGCTGAAATAAAAAGTTTTAATGCGTCCGTAGATAATTCGTTTTTGTAAGCATCGTAAGTTCTACGATGAACATCTAAATGTAAAAGCCCTCCCCGGTCCGTAGCTTCGGGTGTTGTACCTAACACGACACCAGACTTGTTCATTTTAATATCATCAGGTAATCCGACTAATTTTATATGTCCTTTATGTAACAATTCGTGATACATAAGTGCAGAAACATCTGCAGGATCAGTATTTTTCCTAAACGCTTTTGCTATTATATCTTTATAAGTGGGATTAAACATGCCCGTGAAATAAAATGAGGGATTTTCTATAGTGTCTGAAGACTTGTCAAGTTTTGCCTTCTCAATAACGCCACTTGTATAATAATGCCGCCCTCCTCGTTGTTTTTCAAAAACTTCGGGGTCTAGGTTGTTTTTTTGTAACTCTAAATCTGTTTTTATTTTTTGTGCTAAAACTTGTTCTGCTTCTGCAACTCCCATGTTTCTCATTTCAATAAACTGACTTGGAAGTCTGCGTTGAGAATCTTGAAATGCGGCACGTATAACAGGGTCATTACGAGATCTGTTAATGATGTCAAATCCAAACTCTATGTCGGCTTGTGTTTTAGCTTTATCAGATAACGGGTCTATTTCTTTAAGAATATCTTGTTTAGTGGGTATAGGGTCTATACCTTCTTCTTTTTGTATTCTTTCACTGGGTAACAGATCGTCTACATCTCCACCATCAGCGAACTTTTTTTTTACGAACCCGCCTTCTTGCGCCATTTGAGGCTGTGGCGGAGCTTGCGGCGGCTGTTCTTGCGGTGGTTGTTGTTTAACCTCTGCCTCCTGCTGGCGGCGGGCTACTTCACGTTTGCCTCTGTTGTTGATCTTTTCTAGAACATCGTAGCCAATGATCTTAGCCAGAGTGGGCTCAATGTAGACTTCGCCCTTCGACACGAGCAGGTCTACTGCCTCTTCGTCCCCGGCTTCGTCCTCGCCTGTAGATATCTCAACACCCAGCCGACGGGCTACACCCACTGCATCTAGAATCATCTTCTTGATGTCGCCGTATCCTGCTACCTCTGCAGCGGCGGCGTTGATGATGAACGCTCCCTCTGGTACTTCCATCGGAATATCATCAGCTACAGTCTCCTCCGGCGAAGCGTTCTGAGATCCAATAACACCAGAGGGAGGTCCGTTGGGTGCCTCCTGCGGGATGGGTTCTTCTGTGGGAACTTGGGAAACACCGCCTGTTGCTTTGGGGATTGGTGTTAGTAGGCGAGGGTCCTTATCTCCGGGTAGAGTTCTATTCAATAATTGACTGCCTCGCTGCCCAAAAAACTCTGTCTCCTCAAAGCTGTCCTCTGTCTTACGAATTACCTCTTTTTGATTAGAGGCAGTGCCTATACTTATCACAGCTTTGTTGTAGTCTTCTGCAAGCTCTGGGTTATTTTCGTACCAATCTTGTATTGCACGTTCTGGTCTAAAACTGCCAAAAACACCCCTGTAGTCTCTTCCGGATTCTTCAGAGGCTTTAGAGACAAAATCAAACAAACTCTTCTGTGCTGCTAGTCCTCTTTCGTACACTGGATCTGTCTGCGCTGACGGTGGTTTTTCAGGAGGTAATTCTGAAACAAAGGGAGCTTTAGGAGGATCCTGTGTAGATGCAGTAGCCATCATCCCATCGACTTGCTGATCAGTGGTCGGAACAACCTTACGTCCTGATATACCCAGCATAGCTCTTCGTATGATCTGAGCCTCGCGGGATGTATCGTTATCATCTAAAAAATATTCTAGCATGTTAAATCTTTACGTTTCTTGAGCCTATGAGGTATTTGCCTTCGTGTAGTATGTAGGCGTAGTCAATGCGTTCTTTAATGGGGTTTCTACCTCCTCTTCTTTGAACGACTTTTCCGGTGTTAGCGGAAACAAACGCTTTGGCTTGTTCCTCTGTTTTGAATGTTCTTGTGAATTCGGGGCCACTCCTCCCGCGCTGTGTTCCTACTGCATATTTAAGTTCATTGGGTTTTATAGAGTTATCAGAATTTATTGTGTGTTCTGTAGTTACAAAACCTAATATTTTTTCACTAGTTGATTTTCCAACTTTTCTAGATCCAGTTACTCCGAGTTTGCTCTTTTTAAGTCCTAGACCTCTACTATCAATATAGGCTTGTGCAGATTGCTTGTCTGCGAAGGGGAGATATGTTCGAGATTCTACTTTATACGAGTGACCAGCCCCTCGTCTATATTTCTGTGAAACAAACCCGCCGTTGTCCATCATGTACGCTGCGGCATCGTTGGTCATTTGCTTGAAGAAACTGCCCATGAACGATCCGAACGTGCCTTCATCCTGAACCAAAACATATGGAGTATCCTCTCCCGGTTTCAAAGCTCCGGCTTTCAGCAAGGATATAACCATATCGACATTACTGGACGAGTGATTCCTACCTCCTTGCTTTGCATACGCAGCATTGTTTGTTATGTAGGATTTATTCATGTGGCTGTTAAATAT